CGCTAGGACGTCGCAAGTGGCGTCGAGGGAAGCGGTTTTGATCGGATTTCTACCGGTTGACTGTTTTGATGACTGGATTTCTACCAGTGTACGAGGATGGCCCCCACCCAATTAAGTGCAGAGTCGGAATCTAACCGTAATCCATGCTGTAGATGCGTGACACGAGAGGGTAACACACTAGGTCCCCAAGACCAGCGCTCCTTATCCCGTGGCAGAGTTCCTCTAACTCTGTCGGCTCACACCCGTACCTCGCGGCTAGTGCCTCCACTGGCACACGCAAGCGTACTTCTCCTTCACTTTTGCTGGTTAGCTCTTGGACACACCGGATAATCCTTGCGTGTTTCGAGGTCCCACTCACTACCAAGTGGGCAAAAGCGTCGTTGAAAACATGGTTTCCCCAATTTCTGCGTCCTTTAACAACATCCGATACAAAGGCGGCGGCGGCAGCTTTATACCCACTTTTGACATGGGGTAAGTCGCCATCGAACGTTCCAAACCCGCGCACGTAAGTGCCAAGGTTCATCCATGGTTCGATTTCGCCTCCGACGTAACTCGGGGAATGCTTAAGGAACTGCAATTGCTCGGGACAACTACAATCGACAATTTTCAGAATGTAACCCACATTCTCGCCAGCTGTACGATAGGCGTTTTTAAATTCCTCCTTGGTCACCATTGACGCGTCCGGCACAAGCAGAGATAACTCCAAGCCTATTAGCCAATTCGCGAAATTATTGATCAGAGTAGTCAACGTGCTTCCAGAATACAAGCGCATAGTAAGGAATTTGTACCTCACTTTTTGGCGCCGATCCTTGGGAAACGGAACGACTAAATCCCTTCTCAAATAATCAAATGCCCGGGCTAGGGCATCTCGGTGAACGTTGGGCACTCCGGCAGTGATTGCAAGCAGGTGCTCCAAGGTGTTGAACATGGCAGTTCGATGAGATCCATCACACGCCCGAATGTCCCCGTTAAAAGTAACGAGGCCATCCTTGCACATGGCACCCACACAAGAGTCATCGGAATGGTAGACGAAGGTTATCTTCCCCCTCGCAGGCTCCAGCAAATCACGGAATACAGACCGCAATGAGTCCTTATCCGCGCTTTTGACGTAAGTCAACGTAGCATTACGAGACACGTACGGTTTCGACCAAGCTTCCTTGATACTATCCATAACGTGCGCCGTAGCATCCGTGCGCATTGCCCCCAAATCCCCTATGCCTCTTTTCTTGTGTGCGGCTAACAACTCACCGTTCTTGCACTTGAATTCCACCGGTTTAGTGTCGTCCTTGTCGTTTCCACCCATGGCGTACGCTTCGTCACGCGTGCGAAGTCTCAACTTCTTCTTCGCATGCGGCTGGTACAACCACTTTGGATACGACTGCTCGTACGACTCTCGATCGATGTGAGTTTCCAAATGTTTTTTGAACAACCCTATATGCGGCCTCAACCGCCGCATAGACCTACTCTGGTTTAGAGCTAATTGCTCAGAGTACCCCGGTTGATCGGGGGCCCTGAGCGCTATCATTCGCCCTACCATGGTGCGGAACTCTTCAGGACCGCTCCCAGGCAAACAACAACTCTCGACAGGAAAGAAAGGGCCAAAAACGGACCTATAACTCAAAGGAACAGCGTGAGCCGTATCCACGAAATTAGGCGTTAAATCCTCGTTCATCTTCCCAGACGCGATCTGCTCCTCCAGATAACCACCACCCCTAACGACTGACATGTCAGGAGGAACGGGTATGTACTTGTGGTCCGAGACCAGTTTTACAGGTAGAGATAAGCGCGACACACCCTCACACAGGACGCCTTCCCTACCGAACTCCTACCACTGCCTGACCTGAACCCTCTCGTGGGTCAACCCTTGATGCGAGGCACCATGGGCAACCATGAGTTTCAGGCGTGCAGCGGCACGTGCGACAGTGTTCACAAGTACATCGTCGCCGAAACTTTCCCCCGGGTACAACTCCGCCATCTTATCGACGGCTACGGCCCTCATCCTTGCCATGCAGTATGTATCAACCGCAATGCTTTTGGAAAATGTGTTAACGAGGAAGTTCTCAACTTCTGGTAACACGGGGGCTACGTAAGTAGTCCTGTACCCAACCATCCTAGACAAATCTGTGCTCTCGCCTAACACTTCAACTTCGGGCAATGGGTCTAAATCCATGCCAGACGCGGGACCAACGGGAGGATCAAGAAGACAATCCAACAAACCGCGGTCGAACCCGAAGGGGTTGGCCAAGCAAGCGAGTGCACGTCTAGGCAATCGCGTAATGCGCCACAGAAAACCGACGCATGTGCTGCGCTTCATAGGCAGCGTAGTTGGAACGCGTAGGGCTCGCAAATGGTCGTCTCGTGGAACCACAACCTCGGTCACCTGTGGGGTGTACCGATTTGCGGGTGTGTCGAGAACCGACCGCTGCATATCCCAATCTCCGCGTAAACCAGCAAACCGGGTACTTCCACGCTCGTTGTACACGAACACCGCATTAACGGGTCCGTGCAACGGCCTCGAAAAGTCCACAGCATCAAGTGGTTCCACGGCGCCTACTTCTTCTACGAAGTCATGCGCGTTCCAATTCAAAGGACCCATAAACTCGCCAGCTGAATTATATGGGTATGGCCCAGCCACACACCGAGGCAAATCCGTGTTGCGCTGCAAGCTAATTAACTGCTGCAGTACGGTTTTACGGTTGGCAACGATCTTTTCATCGACCGTCGGTTCTGCCACGGTGTGTAGCGGACTTAGCACGGGAGGATCAACAGCGGGGGGGGGATCCGCCGGTTTCTCGACCGCGCCTGCTCTCTTCTTAGCCATCTTAGACTTGAGCTCGTCTAGAAGCACCCGTGGGCTCTTGGTGGTGCGGGTTTCTGCGACCACCGTTTTGGTAACAACCCCGCTGCTACCCTTCTGACCATAACCTGGGTCAGTTGTAACGGGGGGGGGCGCTAAAACGGGTATGCCAAGCCCGAAACGCAGTGGAGGGTGAATTGGATTAACGGTGAAATCCCTCATTTCAACGCTGCTAGACCCAGTGATCTTATTCATCTGGGCAATTCCACCATCGACCCCCGATTTCGGATTTGCAAGCAAAGGACGCTTAAACATCTGCCGATTTCGGGACTCCCTCAGGGCCCGAGAGAACACGTCGTCACTCTCGGTCCATTCCCCATGTGATCCGTTCAATACGGTGCGCCGCCACTTTGGAACATGTGTGGTCGACATACCGTGGTAATCCTGGTATTCCCAGGATTTCCCACTGAACAAATCTCCTCTATACTTTTCCCGCCCGAAAAACGCGCATATCAATTGTATGACGTCTGTAGGTAGACGTGTGACGTGATGCAACAACAGCACTGGCGAAATAAAGTAAAAGGTGACCCGCGGGGGAGGGTCAGGTGAGCGCCACCATGATAAGGATCTGACGCTCCATTGTTTGCCAGTCGTTAACTGGACATCGTTTGTCTTGCCAGGCGCGACCTGGACTTCATTGGTGGCCGGGCGCAACCCGGACTTCGTTGTTTGCCCTCCTAAACGGACTATATGAGGGTTGGTCGCCTGTGCACCCAGGTAACTATATATTTTCGAGGATCGTCTTGGCCGACGATGTAAGCAGAGGCTCGTCCCCTGTTGAAAAAACTCCATGTTCGTTTTAATAAACTGAAAAACTGGCTGCGGTATCATGTCCGCGCTGCTCCGTATATGACACGCCGTTTTCATTAAACGGCGAAAAGGGTACCTCCACTACCATGCGACTTAGATGCATCATCACACAATGTTGGCCTCCCCGGGCGGTTTGCAAACCACTCTAAAAATATAACCACACACCAAACCTGGTTTGAATGCGCGGAGTCGACGTTTCCTAAAACATCAAAACTGGAGCGACCACGCTCCGGGCGCTGTTTTCCTAAAAACGCTAAAATGCGGCACACTAAAATAATGCACACACCGCGGAAAATGAACTACGACTCAGAGTAGCGCCAACGCTGCCGACATAGCGCCACTCGCAAAACCATTAAACGCTGCTCGGACATGCGGATCCCTAGCCACAGTTTTTAAGGCATCGTGATATTTCTTATGCGGATTTGCAGCCAAATGCTGATGCGCACTCACGACCAACGTCGAAATGCTACCGGCCAACTCTGCAGACCCACAAGACGGCGTGTTCAACGCGTCCACAGTCTTACCACAAATCTCCCAATGTTCCACCATCTCTATGTCAAAATGCAACGTGTTTCCCGTTGTATTAGTGCCATACACGTAAGCTATAGGCTGACCCATAACTCTAGTAGATGTTGTCCCACCGAACCGTGCGCCATACCACTCCTTATTTCCGGGAGAATAATACGGCGTTTCGGACCACTCCTGAGACTCGGAAGTTACAGACGACAAATTGACAACCAACTCCGGGTTATCAGTGAACGAAAACCTAACAACACCGTGGTGCTGATTAAGGCGTTCGGCCAATTGCGCGAATGTGAAATTCCCAAGCTCAGGCTGTTGCAACAAATCCCCCCTCGTATCGTGATAAAACTTCATCAAACTACCTTGATAAAGCTTTGGGCCCGTGTACCTAGCACGCAGACCGCACGACAGATTACGCCAACTATCTGTACCATCATCCAGTGTTGCAACCGAATAAGGTGTAGACGTGACTAAAAACGCCTGGCCAATACCCGCCGGGGAATTGCCAACCGTTGGGGAGGTGAACACGGAGGTACTATCCCCCATGGCCCCTGCTGCATTCCAAGAAACAGCTAACGATGGATCATTATTAGAATTGCCGATACTAGGTGAAACCAATATCATGAAGTCTGCGCCGATGGGTATTGTCGCAGACAACAACCCACGCGCCATGAATTTCTGGGATGGTCTGGCGTCGACCAACCCGCACACACTTCCTCGCTCGGCCATGAATGGTGACAAAATACCCTTCAAAGACCGGACAACCGGGTGCGCTGAACCCATGGAGAGTGCGGACGACTGCGGTTTCTTAGACCGCGGACGCGCACCAGCCGATTTATTCTTCACAGTTTTAACAATGACTTGCCGTAAATCCCTCATCAGTAATGCAGAGGGAGAAGGTTGTTTGGGGCGACTCTTCCTCGCCCCTCCTTTCTTGTTGTTCTTGTTGGTGACTTTCATATTTTTCCAAAACCCCACCAGGCTCTGGTACGGAGGATGGGCCTCGTCTAACACCCATTCTTATAACGCGCCCCTGGCACTAAAGCCAACGCGGGGAGACTGTTGCCAACTAAGGCGGGTACTCTCTCCTTTATACCCTGATCTACGGAAAGGCCGAGCTGTGACGAATAGCCTGGTAATCTCGATCCGTTCCAAGTCGTTTGCTTAACGCTTGGGATGCACTCAATACCTTCCTCTTGAGTGCAGGCTGGAGTAACTCCACACACCTCTCTATGCCGCAAGGGCGGCTAATTGGCCAATGAGGTGATCAATGTATAAACAAAGCAGGCCCAGGTCATCCGGGAGAGGAAAA